ATCTAACTCATCATTTGAATCATTATCATCTAACTCATCATTTGAATCATTATCATCTAACTCATCATTTGAATCATTATCATCTAACTCATCATTTGAATCATTATCATCTAACTCAACTAGCTCAACTAGCTCATGTACATCTTCATTAAAATCACTCTCATTAATAATAATAAAACCTTGCTCATTATCAGAACTTATTTTTACTGTTGTACATTTCATTTCATTTTCCTTCATTGTAAGTTATTGCAATTATACCATAGTTTCTAAAGCTCTCTCTATTTTCCATCCTCTCTCGTTTATCCTTTTTCTTAATAGCTTAGGAGGGATACCACTAATTTTAGATAATTGTTTCATTGTGTGTTGTTTTCCGTCAAACATGTATAGTCTTAATTCTCTTTGTTTTGGAGGATTAGGTTTAGTATGCCCATCCCATCTGTTATGAAGTCTTGTGCCTTTTGGGAGAGTTAGGGCATCTTTTAAGCTCCAATTATCTAATCTTTCAGCAAGGCTTGAAGGATTAATGCCGATTTCTTCTGCCCACTCTGTAATTGATTTTTTCTTCCCCTTAAATTCTATATATCTACTTGAACTTCTATTGTTGCAATTCACTTTTTTAGTAGACCATCTTACATTTGATGGACAGTAACCGCTATTATTATTAATTCTATCTAATTCTGCTTTTTGAAAATAATCGTCAGGAAGGTCTTTTAAGTATTGAAAGAAGTCGTACCATTCGTCACAAACTTTAATACCTCTACCGCCATATCTATGATAGCTTTCACATTTTGGATTATCACATCTATCAAGCATATTAGCCCAACGAAGTATAAAGTTTCTTCTGTCTTGAATGTCTATTGTCATTTTGTACCCCTATAGATAGAAATAGGGGTATTATATCATATGGGGATGACTTTTGTCAAATCATCCAAGAAGTTTTGCTGTATGTTCCGGTTTGATGTTTTTAACACCCCATGCAAGAGCAATTTCGTATTTTACTTTACGATTCCCTCCCCATACAGATACCTCAAATGATAAACCGCTTACTTCATCAGTAATTACCATTGAATCTAAACGAGCATCCCCTTCTTTAGGCATAGCTGGTGCTCTTGTGATTAGTTGGATAGCGTTTCTTTCAAAACCACCATTAACCGCATAAGTACCTTGTACTGTAATAGCAGTAGCACCTGCAGGTATAGCTTGTTCTAAACCAGAAACAAGAACAACTGTCCCACCACCAGAAACATCAGTGTCACCCGTAGCTACTTCATACTGAGTTGTATCTCCAGCAAAAGTAATAATATCACCCTCTAAGATTGTACCCGTACCAGCACTTGCTAATGTTATTGTAGTAACACCAATTGCATAACCAGTAGCGTCCGTTGTTGCACTTGCAGCCGTACCACCCGTAAAAGAAGATACTTGACCACTTGAACGAATATCAAAACCATGTACATTAGTTAAAACACCACGTCTTAACATCTCTTCACTATTTGCTTCATTAGCATGTGTAAGATTAGTAAGTGTTCTCATATTTGCAGCAGCGGAAGTATCTATAACAAGACTCATACTACCGTCAACCCACGCACCTTGATCTTCTAATACTTTACGCAATTGTGCTGTATCAGCAAGTGTTGTAACAAATGGAGTTGTACCAGGTACACCATAAAATAAAGTACTATCTAAAATAACAGCACCTACATCTACTTCTACTTCATTTGTAAGAGAACGCATAGCTTGTGCTATCATTTGAGCTTGTATACTTAAATGACCCGGACCATTATCAAGACCACGTTGATCTTCAGCAACAAAACCAAACTCAGCAGCACGTGATTTAGTAATAGTAAGTTTTATGTTAGTTACTACCTGACCCGTAGGTTCCGTTAATGTCATTGATGGTGTTACATCCCCTACATTTGCAGTAGGTGCAATAGGTATAGTAATATCTTCATTTAATGCAGCACGTGTACCATCCATATTGTTAGCTACTGAAGGTATGAACCCTACTAGCTCTCTTGAAACTTTGTTTAATGCCGCATATAAATCGGGGATTAACCCTGTTAGTGTATTTTCAGCCATAATTTTAACCTTTAATTGTTAATTACTTTGCCGCCATCTTTTATGAACTTATTCTGCTCAGCAGGTTTTAAATTCGCAAATTCTGAACGTGTTTTAGTTTGGATGTTTCCATCTCCGTTATTATTACCGCCATCATTTGAACCACTTGCTTTAGTGATTACAAATCGAGACAGTTCCGTTTTTAGCTCTTCAATAGGTTTACTAAATGAAGCATCTTTACCCTCAAAAGTTAAAGCATCACCTGCAAAGCGTGAAATAATCTCTATTTCGTTTTTGTCGGTGGTCATACTTAACGCTAAGGCATTCACTAAAGCTTTACCTTTACCCTTTGCTACTTCCATAGTAAGAGCGTTAAAGTCTTTTTGTGACTGTAGAGTTTGTGTCTTTTGCCCCTCAAATAAATCTTTATACTTACCTTGCTCTTCTAGTGTCTTAGTTTCCGCTTCATCACGAAGTTTCTCTAAATCAGTAAGTTTAACCTTATTTTCTTTGTTTATATCTCTTTCAGATTTCAAAGCAGATTTAAGACCGCTTACATCTTCAAGACCATTAACACTAAGAGTAAAACCCTTATCCCCTGCTACGTACAATGAGTGCAAAGACTCATCAACCCCATCTAAGTTTTCAACCGTATATTCTAAAGCCATTTCAAATCTCCCATTTGATTTTAATCGAAACCATCTCGGTATCTGTCGAAATTATAACATAAAATTTAAAAGTGTGAAAGTTTAAGGGGTATTATATCTCTTAGTTTGTTGTTCGGTGCACTTTACTAAGAGATATAAAAAGGAAGAATAAATGAACCGCCCTATTTGGACGTACATAATTATAGCGTATTATTTTATCTTATCTTTTGCTTTTAATTCATCAAGAGTATAATAAGTACCTTTTTTATCTACAAAATTACTAAGCTTACTTATAGCGGTTGGTTAAGAAGTCAATCAAAAGAAGTACCTAATACCTCATTCTGTACTTCTTTTGATTGACTTCTTAACCAACCGCTATAAGTAAGCTTAGACGATACGGGACCAGTAGAGGATGCTCTTGTTTTATCTATGTCTAGGTCATACTCAGGTTTTATTTTAGGTACTCTTATGCTTCTACAATTATAATGGAGTGGAGGACGTGGACCTTTACCTATAGGGTATATATTACCATCTAGTGATTGACATATAGGGGAAGTCCTACTATCAAGTACAGCTACATACTCTTCCCCTTGAAATAACTCTTTATTATCCTCCCAGACTTGATTACGTGCAACACTACCCACATGATTAGTAATAGTTCTAACTAATGCTTCAGCTTGATTACGTGTACGATTATTAGCAAGTTTTTCAACACGTCTTACTATCTGTTGTGTTGTTTGACCCTCTAATATGCCTAGTTCAATCTCCGTTTTTATATCTTTAGCGTATCTTTTAGAAAATACTTTAACGGCTTGATCTATAGTAATGGGTTTTTTACCTCCCATCTGTATTTTTTCTTTACTTATTAATCCCATTAGTTGAGTAGGCTGAATACCTGCACCTAATACAACACTTGATACCGTTGATTTATCTAATAGGTTTAAGTTAAATTCATTCTCATATACAGCAAACTCTTCAAATAAAGAAGGGGTTATATTCTTTGTAGTGTCATTAATAAGAGCATCTATATCTTTTAATAAAATAGCTAAACGCTCTGTTTGGTATATTGTAGGGGTAGATAAGATTCTAAGTGAGATATCATCACGTAATTTCTTTAGTTGAGGTGTAAGGTCTCTAAATATACCCCCTGCTAAACGCTGTATATTAATTTGATGTTTAGTTAGATCATTTATCATTTCATTTTACTTACGCACTCTGTATATATAGTGTCCGTTAGATAAGGAAGGAGTTCATCATTATATGATAAATCTTGTCCCATATAATCAAAGGTAAACAAGGCAGCATGTACACACTCATGTACTAATACTGACAAATCATCTACAAAAGAAGCTATAATTATTATAGTTTGTCCATTATTATCTAATGTCATACATCGCCCTTTAGTATGGGTAAGGTCCCTATCAATATTATAATGTTTTAATACTTTAAGAAAATCTTTTTTATTAGAGATAAAATAATAATGCATCCTTACTACTTCAAGCCAAAAATAACCTTTTTTTAGTATCTTTTTAGCCTTCATTAATCTAACCCTCCAGCCTCATTACCTACATCACTATCTATATCCTCATCCGTTCTATCATATCGAATATTACCTGCTTTACGTAGTGTATGTCTAGTATCCTCTTTAGCTTTTAACCCTCTATCAAGTAATAATATCTCTGCACTTATTTGTTGAGGGCTTATAGTAAGGTCCCAGAACTCACGATTAAGTTCATACTCTATCTCATCCGTTGTAGTACCCATAAACTCAGCACACCATGCTAATGATTTTAATATAGCACTTGTAACATTAGTAACAAGATTATCTAATACCCCATTCTCAGCACTAAACTTTATTTTTACAGCTTCAGCAGTCTCAGCTTGACCCCCTGGAGTTATAAGCCTTGCACCTAACATAACAAGTTGATTCTCTTTGTCTTTCATAGCCTCAGAGTGCATCTGATTAGCATTAGCTTGAAGTAAACCTACTTGACCTTCAGGGGGAGCAACTATCATAGCACCACTACCAAAACCAACAAAACCACCGGGATACATCTCATCCTTAAATTGTTTAGTGATGCCGTTCATCCAAGGTGTAGGTAAAAGAAAAGTTAGTATATCCTCATAATCAGCACTATTTTGATAATGTCCTTGTGTTACATCTACTATAGACCATAAAGGCATATCATCAACATCAGGACTATTATCAGTAGAGCCACAAAATATAAAAGGTATCTCATCAAAGGTATCCCCATCTGCTTTAGTGGGGGATAGCATATCTATTAATATATCATCTTCATACAATTCTATAACATATTGACCATCACTAAGCGTTAAATGTTTCTCTGTATTCTCTCCGGTCTTTAAAACTACTAGTGTTAGATTACCCGTACTATCCACTTCCCAGTCAGGGATATTTTCAGCAATATAAGTTACTATCTTTGCACTATCCCCATAATCAGTAAATATACCATGTCTACCTATTTCGATAAGATTAGTAGTAATATTTTTAGCTACTTGTGATAAAGGTTTACCCGCACCGTCAGCATTTTTTTCTAAATACTCTAAATTAGAAGGGAGTACTAAAGTAGCATCTTTTCTAAATACAGCACCTACTAAAGAGTTACGTGTACGTTGAGGGAAATTTACATACTTAGCACGTGCTTTGTACTCTTCATTTCTTTTATTACCGTCTGCATCCGTTTGACGTGTGACAGGTATAAGATAGTCTTGTGTATCTTTTTCACCCGTAGTGAATACACGTACTTGTTTATAATACTCTAATTTTGAAGTGTATGCTGTATTATTATGCTCCATCGTAAGCCCTTTTTAATTGTATTGCCGTATTATATCATTTTGTATCACTTTTTAAAACCGCCTGATAAAGTAGCATATGTAATAAATGAATATTTTACACCTGTATAGTATCTTAAAGCAGTTGTTATATGTTGATAGTCACTATCTTTTTCTTGAAAAGTAGAGCCCTCTTTTAAGGTAGTTGTAGACATTCCTTTATCCGCATAAGTACATTTAGAGGGGTTTATAAATAATCTACGTTCTTCCTTAGCGTTCATTACCCTACCTCTTAATGAGTTTTGACCGTCAACAATTGCGCCGTTAGCTTTTTGCACATAATCTGTTACTATCCAGTTATGGTCTGCGAGAATATCTTTTATAATAGACCAGTTAGAATCTTGTGCGTGTTTTTCCCCTGCTCTACCAGAAGCATCACCGTATAAGTGTACTTGTTTGATTTTAGAGTCTTTATACCTCTCTACAAACTCAAGGGCTGCGTTTTTAGCTACTGCACTTTCTAGTATGATTTCATCTACCACATAATCAAACTCATCATAAGATTGTACTATAGCGGAACTCATAGGAGTATAATTAAAGTCATGGGTCCATATAATAGGTCTAGTATCGTCATAAACTTTGTCGGTATGGTTTTCTTTTGAGTAATCTTCATATACCCTACCTGTAGCAGTCTCAAAACTAGCCTCATACTCTTGCTTATATTGTTTAGGGCTCATTTGCCTCTTTGCAGCATCTATTGTCTTAGCAGGGAGTATTTCGCTACTCTTCCAATGATAACCCTTCCATTCAGCATCGTTAGCCGTTAAAGCATACTGATACATATCATAGAAGTGATTTAAACCATCTGGTACACCGATAAGCCAACACCATGCTAAGTATTCAGGTCTTTGTGGGTTATATGTATCTAATGCAGGTCTTATATGAGATTCCCACGCATCAGGTTTTATATCAGCTATCTCATCTATAATGCCCCCACTCCAAAAAGTACCCTCTATTCTCTCAGGTTTATCTAATCCAATAAGGACAATAATAGAGCCGTTCTTAAAGTATAGAGTTAGCTCCGTTTCACTAGGTTTTTGTAATACTTGTGACTCAGGGTGTAGTTTTTTTAAATCGTTCCAGTAAATCTTTTTTACTTGATCTCTTGTAGGAGCAGCCACAAAATAAACCTCATCAGGGTTACTTAAAGCTTTTTTTATTATAAATCTTTTAGCTCTCTCTGTTTTACCACTTCTACGCCCCGCAGGTACTACCTTGAAACGCACATCATCTTCTATTAATGCTATTTGCTCAGGTAGAGGGTGTAGTTTGTACCAGCGTTTTTTGTTTATGAGAGAGAGCATTAGTCAGGTAACCCGTCTGCTACTGCTTTTGATATCTCTTCTGCTGTTAATTTAGATGTAGCATCAGGAATATTATCTTTTTCATATAAACCTAAATGACGAGCTACACTATCTAAAGCTTTGTGCTTATCGTGTAGTTTTAGTATAGGTAATAAATTTTTATCATAAGTAATACCTGCTATCGCAGCTCTATCATCAGGGGATAAGGCAGTAAAAGGTTTTAAGTGTCCCTCACTATCATAAAAAGCACCTACATCAGCAAAGGCTATTTTAGCGAACTCTTGTAATACTTTATCCGCTGTTATTTCTAAGCGTTTTGACCTTCTAGCTGTCAAATGCTTTATATACTCTTGTATAGCTGGTTTTTTTAATAGTTTATTACCATGCACACGTGCCGATTTTCTAGACTTATAACCTGCTGACATACCTGCATCAGTAGGACTAAAATTTATAATGTATGCTCTACAGAACATTCTATGTTTACGTGTTAATAACATCTTCATAGTAAAAGTTTATCTAAATTATACATACCTTGTCAAAGAAATCACTAGGTAGACGTCTATCTTTAAAGCGTTGTTCCATCTCTTTTTTATCTTTTAGTGCTTGTATTTTCAGTTCTTTTTTTTCTTTGCGTACAGTAGCTTTATCGGCTTTTTCTTCTAACCTATCTAGTTTTGATGTATCTAATATAAGATTACTCAATCTAAAATCTAACTTTGCTGTATTGACTTGTATTACTTGTACATGCTCAGGAAGTTTACCATGCAACATAAACCATAGAACATTTACTAAACGATAAGAGATGCCCTTTATCTGAATTCTCATATACCCGGACACCTGTAAATTTAATTCACATTCAGTAAGCACTAAACCTGTCTCAGGGTTATAATCAATTAATCTATTTAATATACTTCTTCTTAACATTGTGTAAACCTTTATATAATATATACATATTATACAGAAATAAGGCAATAATAGCAAGTAACTTAGGGTGTAACCTGTAACCAGTTTTTTGCAGTCCCAAGAGGCAAATAAAATAAAATAAAATAAAAAACTTAATAATAATATTATAATAAACTAAATAAACTAAATAAATTTCTTCTAAATCTAATTCTATAAAATAAAAGTTACAAAAGTAGTAAAAAAGTATAGTTAAGTCCTTAATATAGGGGTATAAAGCCTTTCTTAATTGTAACTGAAATTTTACTAACTCCTCTACAAGCCCCTAAACTAGGGGGTAGTTTGTAACTTAAATGTTACTGAATTAGCTTAATTGTAACTGAAATTCTAGGTGTTTGCTCTCTGTTTTACTATAACGTGTCTAATTAAGGCTCATTATTCTAATAACACTCTTATTTTTTGTTACTTTTTTTATTGTCTTATTTCTATAACCTTTCTTATTAAGACCCCTTATATGAAAAAACACTAAAATACCTATAAGGAGCTTTATTTAACCTGAATTGTAACTGAAAAGGGGTAAAAGGGGTTACACCCTCTCTAGTAGATAAGAGGGCTTAGAGCTGTCGTTATTTCTTTGTGGTTCTTACTCTATGTCTCGCTAGTCTGTAATAATGTTTATCTAATTCTATACCTATGAAGTGCCTATTTAGATTTTTACATGCAACTCCAGTCATGCCTGAACCCATGAAAGGGTCGAGTATAGTTTGATTTTCATCACTAGAATTTCTTATTAATTTTTCTATGCTGTCTAAAGGTTTAATAGTAGGGTGTTTATAAAGTTTTTTATCTTTTGAATTTATAGGGGCTTGATATAAGGTACTTCCATCCTTATAATCTTTAGGCATACATTTACCTCCTTTACGTACATATAAACAATACTCCGTATCAGATACATACTTATTATAGAACGTAGGTATAGCATTAGTCTTTACCCATTTAATAAGATCGAAACTACATTTACGTTTAGTAACGAAATAATCTAAATATAAAGGTAGCTGTGCTTTATTACACCATATATACATATTGATTTTATCTTGTAATTGAATCATTTTATCTAATGTATTAATATAATCAAAACCTTTAGTAATACCTGCATCTCTAATCTCATTATTCATACCTTGCATACTTTTAGCTAGTTTTGATTTACCTCCAGCCTTTGTATTTTTGATGTCATACGGAGGATCAGTAACTATTAGATCTACCTTTATACCCTCAGCTATCAACTCATCCATAACATCTAAACAATCACCCTTAATTAATCTCATCTAATATCCCCTAACTCTTATTAATATATCATGCTCTATAGCATACTCTACCTCATTACGTACACCTTCACTAATACCATACTTTGTACCTACTAGAACCTCATCACATCTCAACATTAATCTAATAGCTGACTTCATACCTAACGCACGTTCCGTATCATCATTGTCATCTAAAAACGAAGGGTAGTATAAGTGAGGTACGATAACATCATTACCCTTCTTCACTTCATCATGTGCAACACTCTTAGTGTACTCTAGTTGTCTTTTAAACTGTTCTTTATTCTCTGATCTGTACGGTGTTGCTATATAAACTAATTTACTCATCTTACTAACTCCTTATTCTATGTCTTGCAATTCTATAATAATGCCTATCCAGTTCTATACCTATAAAATCACGCGCTACATTTTTACATGCTACTCCTGTAGACCCACTACCCATAGTAAAATCTAATACTAACTCATTTTTATTAGTATACGTCTTGATTAGATATTCCATAAGTGCAACGGGTTTTTGAGTTGGGTGTTCATTTCTAGCTTCTTTATTTATTTTTATAATTGATTTAGGGAATCTAGTACCCTCATCTTTATTTCTAACTCTTATAATATCTGACCCTATTAACTCTTTATTTGACATACAATTATTAATATTTTTTCTTTTATCTACTACACCAAAATTATCAAACTCTTTATTTTTATGGTATTTGATTAAATCTGTCTTGCTCATTTTTAATACATCTTCAATTTCAATAACATTATATTTTTGAGGCTTATATCCTTTGACGTTAAAAACGCTTATTATTTCATGGTATTTCAATGGTTGATGTTTTGCTCCCATAAAATTAGCGGCTTTTTGTTTTTCCCAAATCCAATCATATTTGAAGTTTTCCAAATTAGATATTCTCAACAATGAACTAAAAGGCTCACTACCAAACAATACAATAGCCCCAGTAGGTTTTATAAGCTTGTTTAATCTTAACCACATTTCATCAAAAGGTATTATATTATCCCACGTACAAGTTGTAGTACCGTAAGGGGGATCTGTAATAATAGCATCCACTTTTACACCTTCAGCTATCAACTCATCCATAACTTCTAAACAATCACCATGTAATAAACGCATCTTACACACCTCTTAATAAAGTAAGTAACATTCTTTTTTGCATAAGTTTAGCAAATATAGGTTTATTACGTAGTGCTATCTTGGCTTTTTCAATAGGAGGTACTTCAAAATCACTCTCCATCTCATTACATAAAACTTCCATATCTGCTAATAACTTAATAACACGTTTCTCTATCATAGCTTCAATTATTTGCATCTCTATTTTCTCCCTTTACGATTTCTGTCTTTATGTTTGAAAGGCTTTTTACCTCTTAGTTTTTTGTAACTCATCGTTTAGCCTTTTTGTGCTTACCTTTAAACTCTATATCTCTATATGTAGGTTTGTTCTTGACTTGTATCTTTATATAGTCTGTGTCATGTAACTTATAACCCTTGATATAGCAAGTTATACCACATACCATGTTACGTAAACCATGGGTGCTTCTATTTGATATACTCATCTATGAACCTCCACACCTTTAATAGACTCTCCATTAACTCTAATACTTTTCATCTGGTCTTCAATACCAAATATATTAAGTAAAGAACGATAGTTAAGGGCCTTCATACTGTTCTTACCTGACGGTAACATATTCCATAAATCTTTTAATACGTGTCCTGGTATTTTTACACTCACATCCGTTAATTCAATATCATCTACTAAATCCTTAATAGAATCAATACTTACATCATTAGCTACTACATCCACAAGATACTTAACAATAGTACGTTTAGTTTTATTACGCTTGATGATATTCATAGCTGTATAACCATCTGTACTTGTACTATCCTCAACAATAGAACGTATCTTACTTTGAGGTACTCTATAGTGTAGAGCGTCATGTAACTCTTGACCTCCAACCTTTTCACAATGCTTATAAATCTTATACAAGAAGTTAATAGCATTAGTACGATGTTTTAACATAGTAGGAGATCCATCACGTAACTTATTAGCTAACCATGAACTATCACTTAACATCTTATAAGGTGCTGGGTATATACGTCTGTCTCCTGAACCATCAAAAGGTATCATATTATAAGCGTTTGTTGTAATAGCTGTATTAAAACCAAAACTACGCTTCTTACCTCCCCCTTTGATATTAAGCATCTTAGAACTTCCAGCAGTTGCATCACTTTTAATATCGCTTTTTAATGCCCCTAACTCTTTTTTGTTGAGGTGTTCAATATCTTCATATACTACTACTCTTTTACCTAGTTTTTCATCATCCCACCCTGCAGCTACAGCACTAGAACCTAATGCACCTACTTTAGCGTTTCCTAAATACCATATAGGTAGATCAAGAACCCAGAAAGATTTACCGCTACCTCTATCAGGGTTTACTAATGCTAATACAGCCATAATCTGCTGAGAATGAAATAAGTAATAACTAAGATATATAAGACTAATAGGGTACTCATTGATAATAACATCATCTTCAAAAGCTAATATTGCTTTAGATATTACCTCATCCGCATCTTCAGGGGAAGGGTCAAACCTATTAGCTGGAGATATAGTAAAAGTCTTATCGTATATATTAAGCCCTTCATTAATAAAAGGATTATGATTAATCTGTATTGACTCAGTACCTATAATATATTTATGGATAGTAAAAGCTCTTGAAAAATTACCGTGTTCATCATCCTCACCCTGTCCACGTAAATATAATTCATCCGCTACACTCTCAGGTGCTAACTTATAAGTCATATCTCTGTCATGTGTATATATTATCTGTCCATCTTCAAACATTACGTATTTAGGTACACCCTCAGCATTATCAACACGATATACAGTTATGTTACCCTCAGCCATAGTAAAGTAAGGTCTTTGACTACATGCGTTACCTGTACAATAGATATAAGGTTTATCGTTAGAGTCAAATTGCATATAAGCATAACCTATTGTACTAGATGCCGTGTGACCCTCATTACATATAGGACAACCCAACATACTAATACGAGGGTTTTCCCCTTCAATATTATATAATGCATCTGTGAGCTTATCAAAAGTTAAGTATTTACCCTCACTAGTCTCTATATAACTCTCATTACTTAATACATAACCTTTATTCATAGTACGTACTATTTTGAACTCAGCATTTTTAACACGTCTACCTCTCTTAATAACTGAGGTAAAAGACTCATTAGCCTCAATACTCTCAGGTGCTGTAGGTGTGTATAATCCTGTACTCGTACTTACTAAAGTATCTTTAGCTACATCGTCAAGAGTTACATAAGGCTCAGCTATCTTCTTACCCCCTTTACCTTTGTCTTCACGTAATTGAATAGATGGTGCAAAATAACCACATGCATTAAATGAAGCTCTAGTATCTATACCACTCTCAGAGTCATTCCAAGTGTACTTAATATCATCAAAGAACGCTTTAGCTTGTATCTTATATGCCTCTGAATTTATACTGTAAGGTTCACTAAGTAAGTATACTATGTGATATCTAGCGTTCTTCTTATCTGTTTTATTACTTTGTGAGGGTATTGCTGCATACCATAGATTATGACTATTAATAGCTTGTAATAGTTCATCTAACTTATCTTTTTTACCCTCGAAGTCAATCATACCTAAATTACCACGCTCTGTAATGTTTGCGTTATTACGATGGTTCTTACTAATCCACTCTTTACCAGTAGTAACATCGAACATCTCTTTATCTTGATATGTAGTAACGGGACTCATACACTTCGTAGCTAAGTCCTGCAGTAATACCGATATAGTCTCTGTCTCTCTAGTTGTGTACTTATTATAGTGGTTATTAGATATACTGTATTTTATCTTCATTTACAACTACCTCTTAGTTTTTATCTTGTACCAATACTCTCTTAATATATTAATGTCACACAATAATTTAAAATGTGTAGCCTTAATATCCCACAATTCCCCATCCATTATCTACCACTTAAACAAATAGCTAAAATAGCAGCTAGAAATAAATAAGGTTCTACATCATCATACGATATGTACCAGTTAAAGAATCTCATGCTCTTGCTCCATAATATTGTATTTAAGTTCAAGCACTAACCATATAACTAGAACCAATATACATATAATAACTAGTATACCTAGTAATTTAAATAGCAACATTCTTAACTCACTTTGTCTTGTAAAGAGTCCATAGCTGTAAAAATAAGTTGTTTGAATTGAGACCAGAATACTAAAGCATCACTATCCATTTTCTTTATATCAACATCACTAAAATCTCTCCATTCTGTATTACTATAATATCTACACCCTATTCGTGTGTGTTCTTTCTGAACTACTACTTGATAATAAGGTAAATTCATTTGTAGCAAGTCAGCTCCACGCAAGTCAGCTTCACGCAAGTCAGCTCCACGCAAGTCAGCTCCACGCAAGTCAGCTTCACGCAAGTCAGCTCCACGCAAGTCAGCTCCACGCAAGTCAGCTCCACGCAAGTCAGCTCCACGCAAGTCAGCTTCACGCAAGTCAGCTCCACGCAAGTCAGCTTCTTTTATAGTTTCTTTTTTACACTCGAATATAACCTTTAAATTCCATCTGTTAATAATTTGCATTAGTTTCCCTTTTTTGCATTATGTGTATCTAGTGCTAAATCAATAGCGTCAGAGATAGTAGCTAACTTATTAGCCTCTTGGAGCTTCTTAGCTTTTTCATGTACTTCTTTTTTCATAGCTACATTTATAGTAGTTCCTGTATTTTTACTCATCTGTTTTATCCTTTTATATTAATGTATATGTAAAATAGTAGTGTAATATTTCTTAATCTATTGTTAAAGGGTTAATAATTCATTAATTATACATTGTTAAGCTAGTGTTAAAGTTAGGTATGTTATCATTCCCTTGTAACTAAAAAATATATAAGGAGTTTAGATATGTTTATAGAAGCTTATTTAGGCGGTTTAAGGAATATGGTAGAGTCAAAAAATGACTTAGAGAGATTACGTTTTATGCCTCAAAAAGTAGAAGAGGGTAAAGTGATGGACTTTAAAGGTAATATGCTATTTAAAGACTTAGATGTTAATGATACTATTATCTTTGATGCTGATAGAGTAAATAATACAAAACGTTTTACTGCTGCTCTTGCTAGAGATTACTTTATAGCTTTAGATAAAGTAATACCTACGCTAACGGGAGCTAAAGGTAGTGAACCAGATGAGGCACCACAAGAAGAATACGGCGCTGATATTATAACTTTAGTGGAAGCTGGAGATAAAAAAGGCTTACGTACACTACTTAAAGAGTATAAAAAAGTTAAGTGGTCTAATCTTAATGAAGATGAAGTAGAAGATGCTATCTTTGATTTAAGTGACTGTGCAAATGATAAAGCAGTAGATGAGGCTAAAGAGATTATTACTGATCTAATCGGTGAAGATATTTGTGAGACTGGGGTAAAAGATGCTACACCTACTAAAGAGGTAGTTACTGAAACTGCTACACATACACCCGCTAATGAAGATGAAGCTGAGTTACTACAAGACCTTGATGAGGCTATAGTAGATGAAGATTGGGAAGATGTAGAGTTACTTCTTAAAGAGTTAGGTAATACGCACCCTCGTTATGCTGAGTATTCAGCTAAGTTACCTTCTAATGAGAGTAATAAAGAGCCTGAGACTGCTGAAGATGAAGTAGCGGATGACAATATAGTAG